GAAGAAGGCGAACAGGGCGGCACTGCTGTAGCCGTAGCCAGAGCGCGTCAGTTAGTAAACCGTCAGGAATTGTCGGCAGAGTCAGTACGCAGAATGCACAGCTTTTTTAGTAGGCATGAAGTGGATAAGCAGGCTGAAGGGTTTAGCGCAGGGGAAGAAGGCTACCCATCAAAAGGCCGCGTAGCGTGGGCAGCGTGGGGCGGTGATGCAGGGCAAACGTGGGCTAGGGCAAAAGACGCTGCGCTAGACCGTATAGATGAAGGCGAGAGAGCTTTAAGCGGTTCTGCATTGGAAGGCGTTAAAAACAAAGTAGAGGAACATAACGAGGAACACGGTGAGACAAAATCAAAACGTGTAACTGTCGGGATGCTTTCAAAAGTTTACGAGCGTGGCATAGGCGCATATAAAACTAACCCTCAAAGCGTTAGGCCATCCGTATCATCGCCAGAGCAGTGGGCGATGGCTAGAGTGAATAGCTTTCTTTATGCCGTTAGAAATGGTAAATATAGAAGTGGAAAGCATGACACTGATTTATTGCCAGAGGGGCATCCGCTAAAAACAGAGGACGAGCGAGCGATGGACAGACATATAAAAAATGTTGTCGAAACTGATGACGAGTATGTTATCACCTTCGGCAAAAGCGAAATGTCAGAGCCTGTAGTTACAGAAACTGCTGGTTATGATGAGGATGAAGAAGAAATGGAACGTTTTGACCGTTCTGCGCTTAATTACCGCGCAGCAGAAAGCGAAATGATAGATGAAGATGACCGCAGGGTGCGGATGTCTCTATCATCAGAAGAGCCTGTAGAGCGTTCGTTTGGCCTAGAAGTGCTAGAGCATAGCGAAGAGGCAGTAGATTTAACAAGGTTAAACAGTGGTCATGCACCTTTATTGCTAGACCACGATTTAACCAAACAAATTGGCGTTGTCGAACGTACATATCTTGATGCAACTGACCGCAGACTACGGGCAGTGGTGCGCTTTGGAAAAGGTGCGCTTGCTAGAGAGATATACGATGACGTTAAGGATGGTATCAGAAGCAACGTCAGCATCGGCTACCAAATCCGCAATATGGACGCTAAGAATGATAGGGCTGGCACAGTCAGCGTTAATTCTTGGATGCCATACGAGGCTAGTATTGTGAGCGTTCCTGCAGATGCAGGGGTAGGCGTTAATCGCAGTGCTGAAACAAAAACCGTCATAGAAGTGAAGGAAACTCCAAAAATGACAGAACAAAATGTGGATGAAATCCGCGAAGCAGCATCAGAAGCAGCTAAGCGCGATTTCCAGAAGAATGCTGGCGAAATCATTAAGCTAGCACAAAAGCATAACCGCAGAGACTTAGCCGACCAAGCAATTGGCGATGGCCTATCTGTTGCACAGTTCAGAGGCGTTCTACTGGACGCAATTGGCGAAGGCACACCGTTAGAACAGTCTGTTGGCGCGGTTGAAATGTCTGCAAAAGAGCAGCGCGACTATAGCTTTATGAAAGCTGTACGCGGTCTGGTAAACGGTTCTGGCCTACAGGGCTTAGAGCGTGAAGTTTCAGAAGAAATCGCACAACGCTCTGGTCGTGAGGCTCGCGGCTTCTACGCACCAGACCAGTTCTGGACAGGCAAGCGTGATTTGACCGTTGGCACAGATAGTGCTGGTGGTTTCTTGCGCCCTACTGAGCATCTAGGTAATGAGTTTGTAGACGCGCTCCGCGCCCGTCTGGTTTTCTCTGAGTTAGGTTCTCGCGTAATGTCTGGTCTAAAAGGCGATGTAGCTATTCCGAAGCTTGCTACTGGCGTATCTGCTGGTTTCGTAGCAGAGAACGGTGCAACCGCAGAGGTTAATGCAACATTCTCACAGATTACAATGTCACCTAAATCACTGGGCGCGTTTACAGACGTATCACGCCTGCTGATGATCCAGAGTGACCCATCTGTAGAACAGATTGTGCGCGATGACCTGCTAAACAGCATCGCACAGAAAATCGAAGATGTAGCTATCGAGGGTGGCGGTTCTAACGAGCCAACAGGCATCACTGGTACTACTGGCATCGGTTCTGTTGCTGTCGGTACAAACGGTGGCGCGATTGCTTGGGACGATATTGTTAACCTTGTTAAAGAAGTAGAAGTAGACAATGCCGCAATTAACGGTAATTCACTGGCATACCTGACAAACCCGAAGGTAAAGTCACTGATGGCGTCTACTGCTAAAGTAGCTTCTACTGATAGCGTGATGTTGCTGGATGCGCCTTGGAATAGCCTATATGGTTATAACTTGGCAATCACCAACAACGTACCGTCTGACCTTACAAAAGGTACAGGCAGCGCATTGTCAGCTATGATCTTCGGTGATTTCTCACAGTTGATGATGGGCTTCTTCTCTACACCTGATATTCTGATTGACCCTTACACAGCAGGTTCATCAGGCGCAGTACGTATCCGCGTGATGCAGGAAATGGACATCGCAGTACGCCACGCACAGTCGTTTGCGGCTTGCTTGGACATTGATGCCTAAATATAAACAGCAGGGGCGGTATCAGCCGCCCTTGCTATCTTTATAGGGGATTGTGATGAAGGTAAAAGTTACACGCACTTGCTTAGTGCAGGGCAAAGAGGTTACTGCTGGCGATGTTATAGATTTGCCAGATAACATTGGCCTTGATTTGATTAACATAGGCAAAGCCCAGCCGCATGACGATACAAGCATGACAGACCGCGCGGTTGGCCTTACTAGAAAATCTGCTGGCTCACTTGTTAAAAGAAGCGCGAAAAAGAAATGAAGGTTTTTATTAAAGAAGATTGCGTAGGTGGTGGCGCGGCTTTGACAAAAGGCAAGGAATATGATTTGCCTAACACTATAGCGCAAAAGCTAATCGACAGAGGCTTTGCATCTAAGGATGCGCCAGTTAAAAAGGTTAAAACTGAAGGCGCAGAATAATGGCTGTAGAAACCGCAGACGATAGAGCAATATTTTTTGGTACTGATGATTTTGGTATTACTGCGGTATATTTTCCGCTAGCTGGTGGTCAGTCTAACGTTAACGGTATCTTTGATAACGAATTTATAGAAGTTGATGTGGGCGGTAATATCGGTGTTGCGATGCAACAAAAACGCTTTGTATGCAGAACAGCAGACGTTCCTAACGCAGCAGAAAATGACCAGTTTCGCATTAACGGTTTAGACCATTTTGTTAGAATAGTGCAGGATGATGGCACTGGCATTACAACCTTTGTTTTAGAAGTACCAGCATAATGGCGCACGTTAGAAAACAGATTAGGGATGCAGTAGTTACAGCGTTAACTGGCCTAAGCACTACAGGCAGTAATGTCTACCGCAGCCGCGTCTTTCCGCTAGAGAAAGCTAAGTTACCAGCTTTGGCTGTTTTCAGTAAATCAGAGGCGGTTGAGTTTGATACGCTACACATACCGCGTTCTATAAATAGGGTTTTAGAAATTGGCGTAGAGGCGTTTGTAACTAATATGACAAACGTAGATAACACGCTAGACACGATTGCTGTAGAAGTAGAGGAAGCTTTAGCAGCAGATGTAACGCTTGGTGGCTTGTCAAAAGATTTGCAAGTTACCGCGTTTGAGGCGGATTATACTGGCGATGGTGAAACAACGCTTGCTATAGCCCGTTTCACTGTTGAGGTGCAATACCGCACACTTGAAAATGACGTAGAAACTGCCGCTTAATAGGAGATTTTTAAATGGCAACTTTAGTGGGTAAAGACGGTGTTGTAAAAATCGGCAGCAACACTATTGGCGAAATTCGCACATATTCTTTAGAGCAAACAATGGATGTTATCGAAGATAGCAGCATTGGTGATGCAGACAGAACGTACACCAGCGGTCTGAAAACATTTAGCGGCTCTATGGATGTTTATTTTGATGATACAGATACAGGGCAGCTAGACGTTCAGGTAGGCGATACAGGTACAATAAGCGTTCAGGTAGAGGGTGACACAACAGGCGATCACCAGCTATCAGGTTCTATTATTGTAACAGGACGCACTATTACCGCATCATTTGACGGTATGGTAGAGGCTTCGGTTTCATTCCAAGGCACTGGCGCACTTGCAGAAGGCACTGTCTAAATTATGTCTCTTGGTAATCAGATTGCGGCTAACCGCAATAAAGAAAGGCGCGTTATTGAAGTCCCCGAATGGGGTGATGATGCGCCCATTCTTTTGTATGTTGGAGCGATTACTGCTGGCGATATGGACAAGTTACAGAGAAAGCATAAAGATTTTCTCAATAATATGACCATAGCTGGCATGATTGACCTGATTATAGCAAAAGCAGAAGATACAGACGGCAACCGCGTATTTACGTTAGAAGATAAAGCAACGTTGATGCGCGAGCCTGTTAACCTTATCGCAGATATTGCTGGCAAAATGTTTGGCGATGTTGCAAGCGTAGAGGAACAGGAAAAAAACTAAAAAGCGATCCGTTAAGGCTAAACATGATGGGCTTGGCGGATCGTTTACACAAAACTCAGGGCGAGATAGAAGAATTGAGCCTGTCAGAGTTTAACGAGTGGATGGCTTATTTTAAGGTGATAGAAGATGGCAAACCAAAATCTTAAAATTCAGTTAACAGCCATCGACAAAACGCGGCAAGCTTTTTCATCTGTTCGGGCTGGTTTAGGCCGCGTAGGTAAATCTATTGTAAATGTTAGAACATCCCTAGCTGGTTTAGCCGCAGGTGTAGCGTTGAAGCAATTTGCCACGCAGATAGATGATTTAGCAAAAGCATCATCTCGTTTAGGGCTAACTGTGAACGAATTACAATCTTTACAGTTTGCAGCCAGCCAAACAGGTGCACCAGCAGAAGAATTAGAAAAG